AGCACTAATTCAGACGCAACTTATAATTATTATGTTTTTAATAACTCCACAACAATGACAGTAACACTATAATAATGGCACACTACGCATTTTTAAATAACGACCACACAACAGAAACTCTAAGAGAAGAGCTCTACGTATTATGGGGTGAGATGGGTAATCTTACTTCTATTGAACAACCGACTGAAGAAGATGCAGCTGCGATTGAAGCTAAGCAAGCAGAGATAGACGCTAAGTATCAAGAGATAAATAATCAGCTGTGCATAGTAACCAATGTTATAACCGGAGTGCCTGAGACCTATGAGAAATCTGCTAGAGATGAAACACTAGAACAAGAGATAAGTGATTTAGAAGATAGTAGGACAGGTAAAACACAAGAAGAAGTTACAGCGATTGAGGCTGAGATACAAGTAAAGCTAGAAGAGCTTCATGCACTTCCGCCAGAAATTATAGACAACACGGTTTACTGGGAAGGGTATTATGGAAAAGGTGGACTATGCAAAAGAACTTCCTACAATACACACGGTGGTGTTAACCAAAACGATGGCACACCGTTTAGAAAAAATTATGCAGGAGTAGGGTATACTTACGACCCTGTAAGAGATGCTTTTTATGCACCACAACCATTTGGGTCTTGGTCTTTAAATGAGGATACTTGTTTATGGGAAGCACCAGTAGTTTATCCAGATGATGAAAATTCGTATATTTGGAATGAAGAAATTATTAATTGGGAATTGGTAGAATCTACAATAGAATAATATGGCAACAACAAAAGTAAGAGGACAAGTAGTAGATTTAAGAGGTGGATTGCCTGACTATTCATTAGCGGCAACAAACACAGTTACTTATTTAGATGCTGGTGGTGGAAATCAATATAACTTTAATGGGGCTTATGGTTTGTATGGTGTGGTAAATGGAACTTATGTTTTAAGCAGCGTTTCATCTAGTCACCCTATAGCTATTCTTAACAATGGCAAGACTTCTTTAATATCTTATACAGGAGCAGTAAACGAGGGTTCTCAAACAGGGCCTGACGGCAACACGTATACATATTATTCTGGAGATGTTACCATAACGGTAAGTGGAAATTTTGACGTGGTTAGTTATGCTTGTAAGGTTCATGGTTACATGGGAGGACAAAACAATTTAATATACACAAATCTACATTCAGACTTAGGTTTAAAAATTCCTACAGGAACAGCATTAAATAGACCTGCTACAGATGTAGCTGGTATGGTTAGAAACACTACGTCTGAAGCATCAGAAGGTTCAGCTTCATGTCAAGAATATTATAACGGGACGGATTGGAAAAGAATAAACAATATTGCTCTTCCAATTTTGATTGATTATTTAATTGTTGGTGGAGGAGGTTCTGGTGGAAGTATTTGGGGTAGTGCACAAAATTCTGGTGGTGGAGGAGCTGGAGGGTTAAGAACATCATTCGGTTCAACATCAGGTGGTGGCGCAAGCGCTGAATCTCAAATTCAATTGTCAGCCGGAACATATACAATAACTATAGGTGCGGGGGGTGTGCCAAGCCCACCTTCGCCATCTGGTCTTGGTCGAGGTAATAATGGTAATCTTACTTCTTTAGCCTATTCCAGCACAACGGTTCTTTCTGTATCTGGTGGTGGAAGAGGTGGAGGTCAACAACAATCATCACACTATGTAGCCCCTGGAAGTGGAGGTTCGGGTGGTGGAGCTGGTTGTTGTGTTGGTACTATAGGGTCAGGAACAGCAAATGAAGGATTTGACGGTGGTTCAAGAGACGGTTCGTTAGGAGGTGGAGGAGGTGGAGCATCTGCTGCAGGAGTTAGCGGAAGCTCAGGAGCGCAAGGAGGAAATGGATTAGCTGTATCAATTACAGGTTCGTCAGTTACTTATGCTGGTGGAGGTGGAGGAGGTGGACAAAGTATTGGTTCAACCGGAGGTACTGGAGGAGGTGGAGACGCAGGTAATGGCTCTGCTGGTGATGCGACAGCAAGCACCGGAGGTGGAGGTGGAGGTTCAAAAGGTGGAGGAAATGGTGGTTCTGGAGCAGGTGGTGTTTTTGTTTTAAGAATACCTACATTTCAATACTCAGGAACAACAACCGGAAGTCCAACTATTACAACAGACGGCACTGATACAATATTAAAATATACAGGAAGCGGAACATACGTGCAAAACTAAATTATGGCAACAACAAAAATTACAAACCCGGAATTATTTGACTTAGCAAGCTTAAACTCTGCTTTAAAGTTGCCTAGTGGAACTACTGCGCAGAGACCAACAAGTCCAAGTACAGGTGAGTGGAGATATAACACGACTACTAACTTAGTAGAGTTTTGGGATGGAGGAGAATGGAGAGATTTACAATTCGAAGATTTACCAGCAGTACCAAGCGAGAACTTTAATGTGGTTTTATATAACGGTACAAGTGCTACCCATGCTATTACAGGTGTAGGATTTAAGCCTGACTTTGTTTGGATAAAAGATAGAAGTAATGGTGAAAGCCATATATTAAACGATTCAACAAGAGGTGCAGGTAACGATTTATCATCAAACACAAACTCAGCTCAAGCAAATAGGCCAACAGGTTTTGTTTCTTTTGATAGTGATGGATTTACTTTAGGTGCAGATGGCGGAGGTGTTGTTAATGATTCTGCAAGAGGGCCTTATGTAGCTTGGTGTTGGAAAGCCGGAGGAGGAACTACAAGTAGTAATACAGATGGAACGATTACAAGTACAGTACAAACAAATCAAGTTTCAGGTTTTTCAATAGTTGAGTATACAGGTAATGGAAATACATCTCAAGAAAGTTTTGGACATGGATTAAATTCTACCCCAGAGTTAATAATACAAAAAAGTATTGATACACTATCAACTTATGGAACTAATAATTGGCTTCTTGGTGGTAGCGCTGTTGGTGCAGCTGGTTCTTGGCTTGAGTTTAATTCGCAAGACGCTAAACAAACAGATAGTAATTATTGGGGTAACCAATTACCAAGCAGCACTGTTGTATATATTAGCGGAAGCGCAGAAAGAGTTCATAATGAAAGTGGTAAAAAATTTATAAATTATTGTTTTGTAGAAAAAGCCGGATATTCTAAATTTGGCACATATACAGGTAATGGTTCAGCAACAGGGCCAATTGTAAACACAGGGTTTGAACCTGCGTTTGTAATAATCAAAAGAACAGATAGTGCAGATAATTGGTCTATGACTGATAATGCAAGAAACACAACTAATCCAAGAAATAAAACACTTTTTCCAAACCTTACGCAAACTGAACTTACATCAGGATATAGTGTAAATTATTTATCTAATGGATTTCAAATAGCAGATTCTGGAGGTGGAGTAAACGCTAATGGAGGAACATTTTTATACATAGCTTTTGGTTCTGACCCGAGTGCTGCGCCAACTTTACCGGATAGTTTTGCAAATAAAATTTACTCAGGTAATGGTGGTACACAATCAATCACAGGACTAGGGTTTTCTCCGTCTTGGGTTTGGGCAAAAAGAAGAAGTGCTACTGAAGACAATGCTTGGTTTGATATTGTAAGAGGGACAGAAAAACAAATAACTTCCAATAAAACTAATGCACAAAACAACACTACAAATGCAATAAGCTCTTTTGATTCAGATGGATGGACTACAGGAGCTAACAATGCTCTTAATACTTCAGGTCAAACTTATGTTGCTTGGAACTGGAAAATTAATCCTCTTCCAACTATAAATACAGATGGAGCAATACAATCTATAGTTAGCGCAAATCAAGCAGCTGGAATTAGTATTGTTAAATGGGACGGAACGGGGTCAGCTTCTACAGTCGGACATGGATTAGGTTCTGCTCCAGAAATTATTTTTACAAAAAGATTAAATGGAAGTGGTGATTGGTATTCTTTTAGCACTTTTTTAAATTCAGGTACAAACCCTGCTTATAATTTTATTAAATTAAATTCTAGTGATGCTGAAATAGTTAATGGTTCGTCAGGTGGAAGTATTTGGAACTCAACAAGTCCAACCGCAACAGTAATAAATGTTGGTACTACATTGTCAGGTAGTTCATCGGATAGTTATATAGCGTATTGTTTTACTTCTATATCCGGGTTTAGCAAGATGGGAACTTATACTGGGAATAGCAGTACACAATCTATAACTGGCCTTGGCTTTCAGCCAAATTGGTTAATGATAAAACAAATTAATGGTTCTAACTCGTGGAGAATATTTGATAGTGCAAGAGGTTTATCTGCACCACAAACATTATTTGCTAATTTAGATTCACAACAAGATAGCGAATCAAATACAGTATCAAGTTTTGATAGTGATGGTTGGACTATGGGTAGTCAGCAAGGAGTAAATGATAATGGAGATACTTACATCTACATGGCCTTTAAAGAAAACCCAGCACCACGACCTTTAGCAGGTAATATGTCATTCCTTGTAGTCGCAGGTGGTGGTGCAGCAGGAATATATTATGGTGCTGGTGGTGGTGCAGGTGGACTTCGTACATCTTATGGAAGTACGTCAGGTGGAGGGGCTTCTGCAGAAAGCGATGTAACTTTATCAGCTGGCACTTATACAATTACAGTAGGTGCTGGTGCTACAGGTGGTTCAACTACCGCAACAACAGTTGCTTCAAGGAAAGGGACTGATTCATCTATTGCAGCTTCAAGTATAACAACTATCACTTCTTCAGGTGGTGGTGGTGGAGCAACAGGTGGTGCAGGTGGTGCAGCATATTTAACGGGAGGTAATGGAGGTTCAGGTGGAGGTGCATGGACAAATCAAGGAGCAGGTACTGGAACAGCAAATCAAGGATTCGCTGGTGGAACCGGAACAAATTTAGGTGGGTATTCAGAGGTAAATGGTGGAGGTGGTGGAGCATCATCTGCCGGTCAAAACGCTTCTTCTGCTGCAGGAAACGGAGGTGCTGGCCTTAGTGTTTCTATTACTGGTGCGTCTGTAGGATATGCTGGTGGTGGAGGAGCTGGAGGGCCAGAAGCTGGCTCAGGAGATGGAACGTTTGGAACAGGAACTGATGGAGGTGGTAATGGAGGATATTCAACTGCAGGTCAAGAAAACGGAACAAGCGGAACAGCGAACACCGGTGGTGGAGGTGGTGGAGGGTCTGCAGGTATATTAGCAGGTTCAATTGGGACAAATGGTTCAGGTGGTTCAGGAGTAGCAATATTAAGATTACTTACATCTGAATATTCAAGCTCTACAACTGGTAGCCCAACAGTAACAACAGACGGAGATTATACAATATTAACATATACAGGGAGTGGAACATACGTTCACTCATAAATAAAATTTAATTAACTTTGTAAAAATAAATTATGGCACATTTTGCAGAACTTGACGAAAATAATGTAGTAACCAAAGTAATTGTTGTACACAACAATGAGCTTATGGATGGTGAAACAGAAAGCGAAGCTAAAGGAGTAGAGTTTTGTTCTACGCTCTTTGGTCATACAAATTGGGTGCAAACATCTTATAATAATAATATAAGAAAACAGTTTGCTGGAATAGGCTATACCTACGACTCAGAGAGTGATATATTTATTGCGGCTCAGCCATACCCAAGTTGGTCTTTAGACGATAATAATGATTGGCAACCCCCAACGCCATCGCCGGAGGATGATAATGTGTACTCTTGGAACGAGGAAACTCAAAGTTGGGATTTAGTTGAACCTATAAATGATGAAACAAAATAACATGAATTTAGATTTTGAACCTACGATACTAGGAATAACAGTTTTAGTACTTAGTATATCTCAAATTAATGAGGCTTTACAAAGTTTACTTTTACTAGCAACTATAGTTTATACAATCATTAAAATTTATCAACTACTTCAAAAAAAGTGAAATACTTTAGTTATGCAGAATTTGACTCGCCTGATTTCCCTGATAGTGGTAGGAATATGGATGAGTCTTTCTTATTCCTGCTCGACAGTGCACGTCAAATTGCAGGGACACAATTCAAAATTAATTCCGGCTTCAGAACTCCAAAACATAATGCAAGGGTTGGAGGGACAGAGAACTCGTCGCATCTTAGAGGATTCGCTGCCGACATACATGCAACATCCTCTGCAGATAGATTCAAAATATTATCAGCTCTTATCGAAGTTGGATTCAATCGCATCGGAATAGCAAAAACATTTATTCATGTGGATGCTGACCCAATTAAAACAAAACACGTAATTTGGACTTATGCTTAAATTATTAAAAAAATTATTAGGATTCAGTGACTCAGGCGTAGATGGTTTAGGTCTTGAAATTAGAGAACTTATTAAAGGAAAAGAGATTGACCCTCAAAAACTAATTGAAATGCAAACTGCTATCAATGAGATGGAGGCAAAGCACAGAACAATCTTTGTTGCCGGATGGCGTCCATTTATTGGATGGGTGTGTGGTATCGCTCTTGCGTATAATTTTATTATAAGAGATATGCTGGTATGGTATATGGGAGCTGCAACAGCACCACCTGCTCTACAGATGGAGCATCTTATGACAGTTCTTGTAGGTATGCTTGGATTAGGTGGTATGAGAACGTTTGAAAAATTAAATAATAAATCTAATTAAATGGCAAAGTCGATGTCAGCAATCCTTTACGAGAAACCAAAAACTCGTAGACCAGGAGTACATGCTAAAACTAAAACATCTAAAGTAAAATCATCTAAGTATTACCAGAAAAAATATAGAGGTCAAGGCAGGTAATTTATTTATATCTTTGTATAAATTAAATTTAATCTAATGGATATTCGTAAAATCTCAATAGGGCCAAACTATAAGTCTGATGCTATGCATTATATAGTAGGTCAAGATGTCTTGGGTGGGAAGTATTTTATTCACTTAATACAGTATGTTGAGCGAAGTGATAGTGTCAAAATCTGGATACAAAGAGAGGGAGAGATATTACTCTGGAAAGAGTTTAACTCAAACATGCCGGTGTCAATAGAATATAATATAAACTTTTAATGAGGTCACCTTTTTATTTTATCGTAAAGCCACTTGATGATAAAAGATATACCAATACAAAAGACATAGATGGTATGGATTTTATAACAAGTACCTCTGAGGAAAACCACATGGCTTCTAACAGGCAAGGCGTAGTTGTAGCTACACCGCTTGGTTATGAAGGAGAGATAGAAGTGGGGGATTTACTTTTAGTTCACCATAATGTATTTAAGTTTTATAATGATATGAAAGGGAGAAGGCAGAGTGGTAAGAGTTTTTTTAAAGATGATTTATTTTTTATAGAGGACGACCAGTTCTTTATGTACAAACATAATGACCAGTGGGTTTGTCATGATAGATATTGTTTTGTTAAACCTGTGCCTGTTGAAGAATCATTTATAATGAAGCTTGGGAAAGAAGAACCATTGATTGGTATTATGAAATACCCAAATAAATATTTATCTTCACAAGGAGTCAAGAGTGGAGATAAAATATCGTTCAAGCCAGAGAGTGAATATGAATTTACGGTAGACGATGAAAAGCTTTATAGAATGTATGACCATCAAATAACAATGAAGTTATGAAGTCAGAGGATTTAAAAAAAGAAATTATACATGCAGGGCGTAGAGCTGTAGAGCAACTGATAAAGGTAGCGAAAGAAGATATTATAAAGCCTGACCCAGACGATGAGTTGGCGGCAGATAGACTGAAGAACGCAGCAGCTACAAAAAAACTAGCTATATTCGATGCGTTTGAGATATTAAATAAAATAGATTTAGAAGAAGAGGTTATTAACTCTGGAGGACAAGTAAATAAAACAGATACAAAACAAGGATTTGCAGAACGAAGGTCAAAATAAATTATATCAGGTAATAAAAGATTACATTCCTAAATCTGTTCTTACAAAAAAGAATAGAGCTAAGACGTGGTTATACGGTTATAGTGAAAAGTATGACTTAGTAGTAATATCTAGAAATGGAACAATAGGTCAGATAATAAATATAAATGGTTTAGCAATTGGACTACCTAAAGAGCCAAAGGAGTTGTTTAAACGTTCTGATAAAAAAGAGGAGCAGTACTGGGAAAGGCAAGAACTACCTAAAGATTTATCTAGAATTAATTCTATATTTCAGTGGAACGACAGACCTTCTGCATTTAAAAACAAATGGGTAGATTATATAGAGTCGGAGTTTGATAGAAGAGAGTTAGGTTTCTGGTTCTACAATAATGGAAAATCAACTTACATTACAGGTTCTCATTATATGTATCTACAATGGACAAGTATAGATGTTGGATATCCAGATTACCGTGAGGCAAATAGAATATTTTTTATATACTGGGAAGCTTGTAAAGCAGACAAGAGATGTTTTGGAATGGACTATCTTAAAATAAGACGTTCAGGGTTTTCTTTTATGGGGTCATCTGAGTGTGTGAATACAGGAACGCTTGCTAGAGATTCAAGGGTTGGTATATTATCTAAAACTGGTTCGGATGCAAAAAAAATGTTTACGGATAAGGTTGTTCCTATAGCAAATAGACTTCCATTCTTTTTTAAACCTATACAGGATGGTATGGATAAACCAAAAACTGAATTAGCCTTCAGAGTTCCAGCTTCTAAAATAACCAAGAAGAATATGCATGAGGTTATGGATGATGAGTTAACAGGATTAGACACAACGATTGACTGGAAGAACACGGATGATAACTCTTATGATGGTGAAAAGCTTTTGCTTTTAGTTCATGATGAATCGGGTAAGTGGTTAAAACCAAATAACATTCAAAATAACTGGCGTGTCACCAAGACTTGTTTAAGGTTGGGTAGCAAGATAATCGGTAAGTGTATGATGGGGTCAACTTCAAATGCGCTTAGTAAAGGTGGAGAAAACTTTAAACGTTTGTTTGAGGATTCAGATTTAAAAACACGTAATGCAAATGGTCAGACTAAATCAGGACTGTATAATCTATTTATTCCAATGGAGTGGAACATGGAAGGTTTTATTGATAGGTTTGGTATGCCAGTGTTTAGAAAGCCAGAGAAAAAAATTAAAGGAGTAGATAATGAGTGGATAACAAATGGAGCTATAGATTATTGGGAAGCAGAGGTAGAGTCATTAAAAAAAGACGCAGACGCACTTAATGAATTTTACAGACAGTTTCCTAGAACAGAGTCACACGCATTTAGAGACGAGAGCAAGTCATCGCTGTTTAACTTAACTAAGATATATCAGCAGATAGATTATAATGATTCTCTTATTATGGAGCATCATATAACTAGAGGTAGATTCTACTGGAAGGATGGTATAAAAGATTCAGAGGTGATATGGACTCCAGATTCTAGGGGAAGATTTAAGGTGTCGTGGACTCCTAAAAGAGGTTTGAATAATAGAAAGGTTAAAAAACATGGAGTATATTTTCCAGTAAACGAACACATAGGAGCATTTGGCTGTGACTCGTATGATATATCTGGAACAGTTGGTGGTGGTGGTTCTAATGGAGCTCTGCATGGTTTGACTAAATATAATATGGATGAAGCTCCAAGCAATGAGTTTTTCTTAGAATATGTGGCTAGGCCACAAACAGCAGAGATATTTTTTGAAGAAGTGTTGATGGCTTGTGTGTTTTATGGAATGCCTATACTTGTAGAGAATAATAAACCAAGATTGTTGTATCATTTTAAAAACAGAGGTTATAGAGGGTTTAGTATGAATAGACCTGATAAGCATTATAATAAACTTTCCAAAACAGAAAAAGAACTTGGAGGTATACCTAACACCTCTGAGGATGTAAAGCAATCACACGCAGCAGCTATAGAATCATATATTGAAAAGCACGTAGGTATAGATTTAGATGGACATCATCGAGCTGGTGATGAGATGGGAAGTATGTATTTTTTAAGGACTTTAGAAGACTGGGCTAGATTTGATATTAGCGCTAGAACTAAGTTCGATGCTAGTATTAGTTCAGGGCTTGCAATTATGGCAAATCAAAAGCATGTTTATTTGCCTGAGAAAAAACAATCAAAAATAAGTCTTAACTTTGCAACATATAATAATAAAGGAACATTAAGTGAATTAATTAGATGAAAGAGGTAAACATAAACATTTCATCTGTAGGATTCCCTAGTCAGTTTGTATCTGATGCTGAGAAAGCAACCGATGAGTTTGGTTTACAAATAGGGCAGGCTATTCAATATGAGTGGTTTCGTAAAGATTCTAACGGATGTAGATACTATAGTCAGTGGAGGGACTTTAACAGGTTACGCCTTTACGCAAGAGGCGAACAGTCGGTAGCAAAATATAAAAACGAATTAGCCGTTGATGGTGATTTATCTTACCTTAATTTAGATTGGACTCCAGTCCCTATTATTCCAAAGTTTGTAGATATAGTGGTTAATGGTATGTCTGACAGACTTTTCAAAGTAAAAGCTTACGCTCAAGATGCTATTTCACAAGAAAAAAGAAGTAAGTTTCAGAAAATGATTCAAGGGCAAATGGATGCTAAAGAAGCTTTAACAATTATACAGGATGGAACTGGTTTCAATCCTTTTACTATGAATCCAGATGATTTGCCAGCGAGTGACGAAGAGTTGTCACTGTATATGAATTTAAATTATAAACCAGCCATAGAGATTGCTGAAGAAGAGGCGATTGATACAATGTTTGCCGAGAATCATTATGACGACATTCGTAAGCGTTTAGATTACGATATGATGGTGACGGGTATGGCTGTAGCAAAACACGAGTTTCTTCAAGGAAGCGGAGTACAGGTTTCGTATGTTGACCCAGCAAATGTGGTATACAGTTATACTGAAGACCCTCACTTTAAAGATTGTTTTTATTGGGGAGAAATTAAAACTGTTCCTATTGCGGAGTTAATGAAAATTGACCCTACGCTTACAAATGATGATTTAGAAAAAATATCAAAATACAGTCAAAGCTGGTATGATTATTTTAATGTTGCTCAATTTTATGAGAACGATATATTTTATCGTGACACTTGTACATTAATGTATTTTAATTATAAAACCACAAAAAAGATGGTTTATAAGAAAAAAGTTAATGACAATGGTAATATTAAAATGATTGAAAAGGAAGACACTTTTAATCCTCCAGTAGACATGATGGAGGAAAATAATTTTGAGAAAGTAGAAAAAACTATTGACGTGTGGTATGATGGAGTTATGGTTATGGGAACAAACATTGTTTTAAAATGGGAGCTTGCTAAAAACATGGTAAGACCTAAGTCTTCATCTCAACATGCAATACCTAATTATGTGGCTTCAGCACCTAGAATGTATAAAGGAGTTATTGAGTCTTTAGTTAGAAGAATGATTCCGTATGCTGATTTGATTCAGATGACTCATTTGAAATTACAACAGGTCATAGCTAGGACAGTTCCTGATGGAGTATATATAGACGCAGATGGTTTAAACGAAGTTGATTTAGGGACAGGAGCGGCATATAATCCAGAAGATGCATTAAGGCTTTATTTCCAAACAGGTTCTGTAATTGGTAGGAGTTATACGCAAGAAGGAGATTACAATCAAGGTAAAATTCCTATACAGCAACTTACAAGCAATTCAGGAGCATCTAAGACACAAATGCTTATTGCTAACCTTAACCACTACTTAGACATGATACGTGCTGTAACAGGCTTAAATGAAGCGAGAGATGGTACTATTGCTAACTCTGACGCTTTAGTAGGTGTTCAAAAGTTAGCTTCATTAAGTTCTAATACCGCTACTCGTCATATATTAGATGGAAGTCTTTACATATATAGAACGTTGGCTGAGGCTTTAACTTACAGGGTAGCGGATATTTTAGAATATTCTGATTTTAAAGAAGACTTTATAAATAAAATAGGAAAATACAATGTTGGTATACTTGGAGAGATATCTGATTTATATATATATGACTTTGGAGTCTTTATTGAATTGTCTCCAGATGAAGAACAGAAAGCTATGCTTGAGCAAAATATTCAAATGGCATTATCTAAAAATGACATTAATCTTGAAGATGCTATTGATATACGTGAAATTAAAAATCTTAAACTTGCAAACCAATTGCTTAAAGTAAAACGTAAAGCCAAGCAAGAGCAAGATGAGCAAAGAGACATGAAGAAACAAGCGATGATAAATCAGCAACAACTTCAGTCTCAACAAATGAAAGCTCAAATGGATGCTCAAAAAGTTCAAATGGAAATGGAAGCTAAGATTAAGTATAGACAAGCAGATATACAATTTGAAATTCAAAAACAAGCAGCTGAAGCGGAATTAAAAGCTCAGTTAATGCAGAAAGAGTTTCAATATAGTATGCAGCTTCAGGGTATGACACAAGAGCAATTAGGTATGAGAGAGAGTGCGAAAGAAAAAGCCAAAAGCGACAGAATAAGTCAACAAAGCACTGAACAATCCGAGCTTATAAATCAACGTAAAAATAATTTACCCCCTAAGAATTTTGAGTCTAACGAAGACTCCTTGGATGGGTTTGACCTAGCAGAATTTGAGCCAAGATAGTGTTTAAATTTTATGTAACTTTGCAATTAAATTAAATTAAATCAAATGGATATTAAAGTAAGAGAAGTAACGGCTGAAGAAAAGTCGTCTCAACAAATAGAACAAGAACTCCTTGATAAGCATGAGGAGAAACAGCAGGAAGAAACTGCGCAAGTCGATTCTACAGAAACACAAGAAGAAACTGTAGAGCAGGATAATATAACAGAAGACAATTTAAATGAAGTTGAATCTTCTGAAGAGCAAGAAACTTTAGCTCCAAAAGAGTTAGATGAAAACGAAGTTCTTTCATATATTGGAAAAAGATATGGTAAGGAAATCAATTCAATTGATGAGTTGGTTAGCAAGCGTGAGGAAAGCGAACCGCTTCCTGAAGACGTTGCTGCTTACCTAAAGTATAAAAAAGAAACTGGACGTGGTTTTAATGATTTTGCAAAATTGCAAAAAGATTATTCTGATTTAGGTCCAGACTCTTTGCTACGTGAGTATTATTCTATAACAGAAGAAGGTTTAGATTCTGAAGATATAGATTTATTGATGGAAGATTTTGTTTATGACGAAGATGTTCATGAACCAACTGAAATTAAAAAAATAAAACTAGCAAAGAAAAAAGAGATTGCTAAAGCTAAAAAGTTTTTACGTCAACAACAGGAACAATACAAACAGCCCCTTGAGTCAAGGGAAAGTTCTGCCTCTGTAAATAACGATGAACTAATAGAATATAGGCAATATTTAGAGTCAGCTAAAACACATCAAGAAGAAGCAACTCAGAAAAGAGAATGGTTCGTTAAAAAAAGTGACGAAGTATTCAGCTCCGAATTTAAAGGTTTTAAATTCAACGTGGGAGAAAATGAGTTAGTGTATACCCCAGGTAGTGCTTCTGAACTTAAAAAAGCTCAAGAAAGTCCTTTAAATTTTATAAATAAATATATGGATTCACAGGGTTTTATGAAAGATGCAGAAGGATATCATCGTGCTTTAGCTATTGCAATGAATCCTGAAAAGTTTGCTAAGTTCTTTTACGAACAAGGGCAATCACAGGCAACTGATGATGTAATACGTAAAACAAAAAATGTCAATATGACTGAGCGTAGTGCACCAGAAGTTTCTGTAAAATCAGGTTTTCAAGTGAAAGCAGTTTCTCAGCCTTCGAGCAAAGGACTGCGAATTAAGAGTATAAAAAAAACGTAATAATAATTTAAAATAATATAACATGGCAGGACAAGTAAAAGCAACGCCA